CTGTAGCCAGTGGACGGCTAGTGTTTGGTATGGCATAGCAATTGAACCGCTCTAAAAAGTTGTTAGCGTTAACCTCAGTAAAAACCTCATTAGGCATATACTGGTTTAGCTCAGGGTTGGTTATTAGTTGAGCATTTGAGCCTATAGCAATGTTCCACGCTTGGCGGTTTCTATTCCAAACCATAGAGCCATTTGCATTTTCTACAGTGTTACGAATTGCGGAGTAAGCGCGTTTTGCTGATGGGCGCTTTCCTTTTGTAGCCGAAGCCATTACAGAGCTAGTTTCAACAAATTGCATAAGGAATGAAAGCCAGTTTACAATTTTCTTGAACTCAGTTGTTCCGCTATGCTGGCGAAACTCTATAGAGCCTCTAGTGGCGATGTTCGTAAGGTTCACTTTAAAGTAACGGCCAGCGGCATTAGCCGCGTTAGGCTTTGTGGTAGCTCTCTTAATGCTATTCTTTACCGTAGCAGTGCCAGCGCACCACTGTGGATTTCCTCTGCGAGAGCGAGGCATACAAAGATCAATTTGCTCTTCAAAATTTGAGTAACGCTCAAAGGTTGTTTTGATTTCGCCAATGTTCATTTCCCGACAATCTAAATGAACGTGTAAACCACAGCTACGGTTTACGGTTACGCCCTCAACAGAATTGAGCGCCTCAATTACTCTCTCTAATTCTCTGACACCTTCAACACCGTGAAGAATGGGGCTAACCAATTCACCAGCATATCCGCGAACACCATGCAAAGAACCATCATAGACAACTTTCCAGTAGCTAGTTGTTAGGTGAGTATAGCCAGCATAAGAACATTCAACACCCTCAAGGTTGTTTATAACTTGAGCAACGTGCCTAGGGCAAGCGCCAACAAACTCAACTTCAATTCCGAACTTTTTATTGCTAATTACTGGTAAATTTAACATTTTCAAGCACCTTTTATTGGTTGGTTTCTTTCTCTCTATGTAATTTATTATACAGTGTTTAGGATAGTAAACAAGTTTATTTCAAAGATAATTGCACATTTTGTGCTTTTTTTTATTCTTTTCGGGCTTTTCTCCGCGCAATCCATGATGTACAATGTATTTTAGACTAAATAAAGAGGGTCAGATGACTACTGTTCACGCCAAAGATATAACCCAAATGCCTGTCAGCGATTTAATTCCTTACGACAGAAATCCTAATATCCATTCAAATGAGCAAATTGTTCAGCTTGCAAATAGCATCCGTGAATGGGGGTTTACAATCCCAATATTGATTGATGAAAAAGAGGTTGTCTTAGCGGGGCATGGTCGACTATTTGCGGCTAAATCTTTGGGGATGGAAACTGTTCCATGCATCATTGCAAAAGGTTGGTCAGACCCTCAGAAAAAAGCCTATGTTATTGCTGATAATAAATTGTCAGAAGGTAGCGAATGGGACAGCTCGCTTTACTTTTCGGAGCTAAAGGAGATAAACAGTTCTGGTTTCAACCTTAGTTTGATTGGTTTTGACGATAACGTATCTTTAGATTTTGAACCCAACCTTGACCCAAGCACATCTTACACAGATGTAAATGCTGACGATATTAATAAGGCTCAAAACTCAATGTCTAGCAACATGGATAGGCTTACTGGAGATCGTTCAGCAAGAGGCGCGGAAGTGATGTGTCCGTATTGTGCGGAGACGTTTACTTTTGATGGCATTTAGTCCAGAAGTTCAAATCAAAGCATTATCTCAAGTGCTAGAAAAGCATGATTGGATATTTGCTAAAACAATGCCTAAAAACCCTCATTTTTATACAAGAAAGAAAGATTGGGACGATCCAACATTGTTCATCAAGTGCGCTTATAAGATAAGAGAGTTTGGAAAAACTGAGATGTTCCGTGGTTGGCCTTATGTTTGTTTTAACTACAATGGGTATAAATATTGGGTAATGGATAAAAACCCGAATGATGCAGTAATAATAAACAGGAAAGTGTTATGAGATATATTTTAAGAACTTGCGCTGGCAGAGAGCATTATGCTGATTATGTTAAGAAGTGCATCCCATCGGTAGAGGTTTGTTTTGATGATGTCGGTGGCGCAATGCAAAACTGGATCAAGTCGCTTGAAATGGCAGGTAATGATTCCCATGTAAATATTGAAGATGATATTTGGATAACAAAAGATTTTGAAAGAAAGTTAATGTTAGCGGTTAACAAAAAACCTAAAGAAATTATACAGTTTTTTAGCATGAGAAAAGCCGACTTAGCTGTTGGCAGTAGGTGGGATAATAAATTTTGCATGTCTCAATGCACCTATTTTCCTGAAAAAATAAATCATGGAATAGTGGCTTTCAGTAAAAAATACGAAAGAACTGATCATGAATCTCACCCATACGATACGATGGTGAGCGATTATCTTAAAAAAATTAAAAGAAAATATTGGATACATGTTCCAAGTCTCGTTGATCACAGGGTAGGAAAATCAGAAATTGATCCAAGAAGAGCAAGCACCAATAGGCAGTCTTTTACGTTTGAGGATGGAATAAATGGCTAACGTAAAATGGGATGCTCCGCTCAAAAATGGTCAAAGAAAAAACCCAGTTGTTTATTCTGCAAAGATTGATATACCTAATATGGTTAAAATCCCTTCTGATTCTGAACTTGAATCAATTTTTAAAACAAAGGGGTACAAGTTGCAAACTTGGGGAAGGTCTAAGAACAAAGATGGTAAATATATTAAAGAAAATGATCCGCATTGGATTGGCGTGAGAAAGGGTACACCATTACACATAGATATGGGTTATCCAAGGTACAGTCATCACCTTAAGGTTCGCGTTGATGATGGAATTGTTGTAAGGGGAATTGATAAAACAGAGCTTTTATTAGAAAGAGGAGTGTTTTATATATTAGACACCCATAGCCCTCATCAAGTTTTGCATAAAAAAGATAGTGCAGTTTGGAATGTTGCAGTATCAATTGACTCTCATGTTTTGCTTGATCCGATGGAGTGCATTAAAAAAAGCATTCAATTTGCCGCAACAACAAAAATAACAAAAAGATGAAAATCTTTTTAAAAGATAACGTATATGACCAAGCACTAGAAAGAATTACTTTCTTGTTCAGAGAGTTTGATGAAGTGGTAGTCAGCTTTAGTGGAGGCAAAGACAGCACCGTAACGCTTGAAATGGCGCTGTTAGTGGCTGAAAAAGAGGGTAAATTACCCCTTACAGTGATGATGCTTGACCAAGAGGCCGAGTGGCAAGCTGTTGTTGATTACGTTAAAAGAATCATGTACCGCGACGAAGTGACCCCTCACTGGCTACAGGTGCCTATCAAATTATTCAATGCAACCACTATGGATTACCCTTGGTTGAACTGTTGGGACTTGAATGAAGAACATATGAGGGAGAAAGACCCTATAAGCATCAAAGAAAATACTTATGGCACTGACCGCTTTTATAATATGTTTCCTAAGTACCTAGCAAAGCATTACAAAGGTAAATCGGTTGCATTGCTTGGGGGTGTCAGAGCAGAGGAAAGCCCGAACCGACGAGCAGGTTTGACTAATGGCGCTACCTACAAAGACATAACTTATGGCAAGGTCTACGATGAGAAGCAAGGCCATTACATTTTCTACCCTCTTTACGATTGGAGCTATACCGATATATGGAAAGCAATCCATGACCATAAGTGGGATTACTGCAAAATATATGATGAGTTCTATAGATATGGCATAGCCCCATACAAGATGCGAGTAAGTAACCTACACCATGAAACTGCTGTTGATCAGCTTTTCTATCTGCATGAGCTAGAGGGTGACACTTGGAATGCTTTGACTAAGCGCCTAAAGGGAATCAATCAAGCTAAACACATGAAGAAAAGTGAGATGTTTAGGACAAGTGAATTGCCTTTTATGTTCAAGGATTGGAGGGAGTACAGAGACCACCTTTGCGGCAACCTAATTCAAGATGACGGAATAAGGGCAAAGCTAGAAAAGAAACATCTTTGGATGGACGGAAAGTTCCATGACATGAATAACATCCATGAAATGTATAAAGCTCAAATTTCAGGAATACTTGCTAATGATTTTGAATTTGCCAAGATTTCCAACTTTTTAGGTAGACCAGAGACAATTAACTTCCTTAAATTTAAGCGGGGGTTAGAGATAAACTGGAGCCGCCCAGAAAGAGACCTTAGATACATAAAACCACATCAAAGAGGCACAGTTAATGAGTGAAGTTCCAGACCAACCAATAAGTGAGGTTTTGTGGGTATCTGTTGAGGATGTAGAGCCAAATGACTACAACCCAAACTCAGTAGCAGGGCAAGAGATGAAACTGCTACACACATCAATTAAACATGATGGCTATACACAGCCAATCGTTACCATCTATGATGAAGAAAAAAAGAAGTACGTTATTGTTGATGGATTTCACAGGTACTTCATTTGCAAAAACAATAAAGACATCTTTGATTCAACTCAGGGTAGGGTTCCTATCGTTGTAATTAAGAAAGATATCAACGAAAGAATGGCCGCAACAGTCCGACACAACAGGGCAAGAGGCCAGCACTCAGTAAGCGGCATGTCTAATATGGTTTTCTCTATGCTTGACAATGGGTGGAAGGATGAGGAAATATGCAACCACCTAGGAATGGAACCTGATGAGCTGTTACGGTTAAAACATATAACTGGATTTTCTAAGCTATTTGCAGATACAGACTACAACAAAGCATGGGTAACAAAACACCAAATCAGGATTAAGAAAGAATTTAAAGATTCAGAAAAAGACAGACAAACTAATAACGGTTAGCACTATGAGCGAAAAATTAACGGAACATTTAAAGATAGCCATAAGAGATGAATTCGTTCATGGCTTTACCGACGAGCAAGGTATTAGGCAATACCCCACTATAGAGGCTTTAGTTAAAAAGCATAATGTTTCTAGGTCTACGCTTTACAGCTATTCTTCTGATGAGAACTGGCAATCTCAAAAGAACAAGGTGCAGACTGAAATACAAACCTCTATTGACGATAATAGAATAAAAAGAATAGTTTCTGATTCTAAGAGGTTGGATGATACGGCTATCCAGATAGCTCAAGCTATGCTTGCAAGGGTGGGGCAGAAGCTACAAAGAGCGCAACAAGATGAGAAGGTAAAACCTAACGATCCTATTAAGCCGTTTGTTGAGGCTATTACAATACAAGAGCTACAAGCGGCATCTCACGTTGCTCAGAATGCACAGAAACTTGGCAAACTCGCCCTAGGCGAAGCGCAGGAAATTTCAAAGGTATCAGCAGATGTCAGCAATCCAGAAGCCTTCCACAGAGTTATGGAACAACTTGACGAGCTTGCGAACGCAAGGTCACAAGGCGGTAGCAAACCTCTACACTGAGTGGCTATCTACAGCTAGGCCGACACAAATAACGCCTCAAGGCGATTGGAATATATGGTTGATCTTAGCTGGTAGGGGGTGGGGAAAGACGCGCACAGGTGCGGCTGACGCTATGCTTTACGCTCTACGCAACCCTAATGTTCAAGTTGCTGTAATCACACCAACATTCGGAGATATCAGGCGGGTTGCTTTCGGGGGCGTATCAGGAATATTAAAAACTATGCCTGAGGGTTGTATGCTTGCGGGTAGAGGTCAAGGTTACAATTCTTCTGCCTCAGAAATACGCTTATTTAATGGCTCCATAATCTATGGCTTTTCTGCTACTGAGCCTGATCGGTTAAGGGGTCCACAGTTCCACAGGGCATGGTGTGATGAATTGGCGGCATGGCGTTACCCTGAAACTTTTGACCAGCTTATGTTTGCTCTGCGGCTAGGTAAAAACCCCCAGTGCATCATTACCACCACACCAAGACCAACGCCTTTAATCCGAAGGTTACTTGAAAGAAATGATGTGGTTGTTACCACAGGTAGCACTTTTGAGAATGAAGCTAATTTAGCATCCTCAACCCTAGCAATGCTTAAAGAAAAATATGAAGGGACTACGCTAGGCCGACAAGAACTGTATGCTGAAGTGCTTGATAACTTAGAGGGGGCGCTTTGGAATAACAGCATGATTGATGCGGCTAGGCGGCCTAAAGACACTAAGGTTGAGTTTACTAAAGTCATTGTTGCGCTTGATCCAGCGGTTACTGCTAACGCTGATTCTGATGAAACTGGCATCGTAGTGGTAGGAAAAGATGCGCTGAACAAGTATTATCTGTTAGATGATAGATCAGGCAAGTATACTCCTGATGAGTGGGGAAGGTTATCTGTAGAGCTTTTCTACACATGGCAAGCAAATTATATTGTCGCTGAGGTTAATAATGGCGGTGATCTAGTAGAAAGATTAATAAGAAGTATTGACACATCAGTGGGGTATAGATCAGTTCACGCAAGTAGAGGAAAGATGCTTAGAGCCGAGCCAATATCAGCATTGTACGAGCAGGGCAAAGTCCACCATCTGGGAGTTTATCCAGAGTTAGAAAGTCAGATGTGTACATACACAGGTGACAGGCCAAAACCCTCCCCCGATAGGCTTGATGCCTTGGTATGGGGATTAACTGAATTAAGCAAGTCACGCGGTGATATTGCTTGGAGAGTTTCATAATGGCTATATTTGATAACATATTTAAAAGAAAGGCTTTACCAGTAAGCACTAAAAACTCATCTATGGTCGGTTATTTTGGCGTAGGCACAGAGCAAGCTAAAAACTACTCATATACAGAATTAGCCTCAGAGGGCTATATGAAAAACGCTATCGTGTATCGGTGCGTTAATGAGATAGCAAAAGGAGCCTCAGGGGTTCCGTTTAAAATATGCAATGCTGATGGTGATGAGTTAGACGCACATCCAGCTATAGACCTAATGAGCAGACCCAACCCGCTACAAAGCTACTCTGAGTTTATGAACGCTTTATTCGGCTACCTCTTATTGTCTGGCAATAGCTATATGCTCAGAGTCACAGGTATTAGCAACGTACCAAAAGAAATACACTTACTGCGTCCAGATAGAATTGTAATTCATGGCGGCAAGAGTGCAATGCCTAGCAACTACGAATATAAGATCAATGGGCATACCGAGGCTGTTTATGATGTAGATCAAGAAAATGGGTTTAGCGATCTAAAGCAGGTAAAGCTGTGGAACCCGCTAGATGATTTCTATGGTTTGTCCCCATTGAATGCGGCCGCTGTTGAAGTGGATCAGCACAACCTATCAAGCAAGCACAACATCAATCTATTGAACAATGGAGCGCGGCCATCAGGGGCAGTTATATTTAAGCCTAAAGATGATGCAGGTTTTGCAGTCAACCTAACAGAAAGCCAGCGACAGCAATTACTCACTGATCTTAACAACCGCTTCCAAGGGACGGCAAATGCTGGTCGACCTATGCTGTTAGAGGGTGATTTTGATTGGAAAGAGATGGGGCTTTCACCTAAGGATATGGACTTTATTAACCTAAAACACATGAGCGCAACCGATATTGCCATGTGTTTTGGCGTTCCCTCGCAGTTAGTTGGTGTCCCAGACGCACAGACGTACTCAAATGTAGCAGAGGCGCGGTTAGCTCTATATGAAGAAACCATTATCCCGATGCTGATGAAAGTTCAGTCTGATATTAACGAATGGTTGATGCCTCAGTTTGATGAAGATATTTACTTCAAGTTTGATACTGATGAAATACCTGCCCTATCTGAGCGCAGAAAAAGAATCTATGAGAATGTTATTGGTGCTGTACGCGAAGGTATCATGACCCGAAACGAAGCAAGAGAGCGCTTAGGGCTTAATACTATAGATGGCGCTGATGGCTTATTAGTCAATGCTAGTTTATTCCCGCTAAATGAAGGGCTACCAGATGCCCCTGTAGAGGAGGACGATGGCAAGGACTTTGCGGTATATGAATCGGCAAAGAAGGGCAAACCCGCTAATAAATAGGCTTTGATTGATGGGTATTTACCTACGGATTAAACAGCTTCTTGGATTCAGGCAAGGTGTAGTCAACGCTAGGCGCTACGCTGTCCAACAGGCTAGGATGAGAGATAACCTTAGTCGCGGTTTTCAAAAGAAGCTAGAGACGAGCTTTAACAAGTCAGTCAATATAGTATCCAAGCAAATAGAAAACAATGACCCCATAGACAGTGGGGTTTTAGTCGCTAACATTGAGTCTGAGGTAACAGCCGTTATCTCTGCTCAGTTAAGCCGCGTATTCCAAGTAATCTTTGACTACAACGACCTAGCCTACAACCGAATAAC